CCTTTTCGGGCATAAGAATAGTGAAGGAGACTGTAACAACATGGCATATTGCAACTGCAGCTACGGAGCCTGCGCTGACTGTGACTCAGAGATCGCGGCCGAGAGACGCGGTAACGTCGTCTGCTGGGAGTGCGATGGTGAAACTCCCGCCAGGGGGGTTTACATACTCAACCCCTCAGCACAGTGGTACCGGCACAGGTACCTCTGCGTTGAGTGCAAGGAGCACTCAACCCACCTGGCCGAGAAGACGTTGGTACTCGAGGCCACGTGACCGATGGGAAGACTGCCAATTCCCTTAGCCCTGATATCCAGAGCCTGCGTTGTAGGTGCCGAGCGGCCGACCCTGTGCGTCTTCTTTGGCCGGGGCGATGATGTCGGGGCGAGGCCTGATCAACATGCTGCCAAGGAAGCAGTAGACGAACGACTGGAATGAGTCGTCGGGGTTATCGGGGTTGTGGTCGTACTGAATCATCCGCAGCTGTTTGTTGTACTCGCTGTAGATGTTGAGCATGTCCTGCGCGAATGGCTGGGCAAACTCTTCCCACTTGGGGAACGCGATCTTCTTCTTTTTGATAGCCGTGAACATCGCGCTCATCACCTCAGTCCGGTGGACCTTCCAACGGACCAGGTTCTTGTCCCACTCGACCTTCCGCTTGTTCCGGGCCATGTATTGGAAGATGGCGACACGGTTACGGCCGAACTTGCGGATCAACGGGTCGTTCATGCCGAAGCCAGCGCCCCAGTCACACCCGACCATCCGGACGTTGAAGTAGGTCAAGAGCTCGACGATACGCTCGAGCTGAATCGTTGGGTCTGATTCTTCACCAGTGAATCGGTGCATGAAGAAGACCTGAAACTTCATGTTCGAGTAGGTCGCCAGCGTGATGACCGTGTAGCTACGTTCTCCGTAGCCCCAGTCGACCCCGGCGAACACAGGCTGTGCGAAGGAGAGCTGTCGGTAGTGCTCCAGCTTCGACATCGATACTTCGCTGTTGCAGGCACCGATCAGGTCCGGCCTGCTGAGCGGCCGCAGCCCAGAGTCGTACGAGATACCCAGGACCTCGTTGTAGAAGCGGTCACGGCTGTAGGACTCGTAGGGCAATAAGATATCGCTGTCCCAGTTGATCCACGGCACCATCAGCTGCGGGATACGGTAGCTCTCGTAGGGGGTGGTGACCGGGTGGTATGGGACCTGTGCGGCCCAGCTCGCTCCCTCGGCCCTGGGGTTCAACAACTTCTTGCACTTCTCGCAGACCAGCCCCTTCTTGCCGATGTTCTTCTCACCCAGGATGTTCCAGTAGCGACCGGTGTCTCCGCCATGCCGATCACAAGGCACCACCCACTCGCCTTGCGTCGAGTAGTTGGCGCGGTAGTGCTCGAGCGTATTGTCCAGGGTCTTGGGGGTACCGCTGTACCGGTAGAGCTTCCAGCGGGCCGGTGAGTGAGACAGGGTCTGCTCGATCACCGAGATGTTGTCGGACAACAGGTCTTGGATCTCATCCAGCATCAGCATCCACGCCGGGATACCTCGAGCTCGATCTGCGTTGAGGTACGCGTATCTCATCGTCACCTTGGACCGGTTGACGAACTGCTTCTCCAGGATGTTGCTGGATAACATCTTAGTCGTGAACTGCCGGAGCACCGGACTGGTCTCGATCGGCTCTTTGAGACGATCGTTGCTGAAGGTCTTGGTCTGGGTCGCCGACGGGCTCACGTACAACGTCTTGAACGACGGGACCAGGCAGCTGTAACAGATGATCAGGTTACCCAGCAGCGTCGACTTCTCTACCTGACGTGCGCAGCAAAGGAGGACGCGTTTGGCCGGGGTATCGTAGATGCGGCGGAGGTGCGGCCGCTCCTTGAACGAGAACGGTGAGAAGCCACCATCGTCGTTGGGCATGTAGATGGCGGCCTCTGCAAACTGAGTAGGCCTGATGTTGGACGTATCCTTCAGAATTCGCTGGCCACTGAAAGGAGAGAACGTTTCAGTCGGCAGCTTCTCATCAACATCATAGATCTTGTTAGACTCACTCAGGTTATCGTAGGCCTCGTCGTACTCACTATTCTCTGGATCATCTGAGATGTTCCAGGCAGCATTTTGGTCAAACATGTTCCCACCTGTCAGAGTCGAGAGTCTGCGAGATGCTGTGAAGGGTCTGTTTGACTCGATGCATGGCTGTAACGATTACCTGAGTGGGAACGGATCTATTGAGGAGCCAGCGCCAAACAAGATCACGGTCAAGATGGTATTGATCAACATGCCCAACGCCAAAGCTAAGAAGGCACTCACCGAGTACACACGCCTGTACTTGCGTGAATGCGGCTGGACTGTCAGGGGCGCAACCATCGAGGCGGGGGTTCTACGACTGAAGCTGACGCCTCGACGTTAGCCAGCCTGTGTCTGAGCGCGGTCAATCGTGGCATCGAGCCGCTTGAAGAATGCGATGGCGAAGGCATCGGGGTCCAGTACATCGCCGTAACCACGAGCTCGAAACCACCAGCTCTGCATCTCCTCCGTGTACTTGGCGACCAGCCGGGGGTAGTCGGCAGAGAAGAACTGCTGGGCAGCAGTATCGAGACAGTTGGCGAATACTCCAAGCCACCAGCTCTCACGCATGTCCTTGGGCGTGTTGATGAACTCTGGTGGCATGAAGAAGTGGACGATGAGATCGTTGTCGACCCACGCGTACTCAGCGTCGAAGCCCGTGTAGTTCGTGACCTTGGTGAACTTGATCACGGCGTCGTTGATACCTTGAAACTCGAGGCCAGCGGTCTGCTTGAGTGCATCCTTAGCCTGTCTGTCCGGTACCTCCTCCTGGCTCAGTGTCACTCGATTCTCCTGTGAGTTCTGAATCAGCATCCTGTCCTCCTGGTAGCTCTATGTCGTCTGTGTGTATTCCGCGCGATACGTCTTCAAGCATTGGCAGCTCACCCTCTTCGGTCTGCAGCCGAATCGAGCTCAGCTTTGACTGGAAGTCTTCCTCTGGGCTACCAACCGATTCAAGTATGGTGTTGGCCGCGGCCGCCACCGACATGTATGCCTGACTTCGTTCTGCGTCGTACTGTCCGTTACGTACCGCTGCTTCGATTGAGCGAACGACCGTTACGTACCTGGCGGTAGCCAAGACCTTGGCGAGACTCGCGTTGTCAGGGAGCAGGCCCATCCGGACCGACGTCATCAACGTAGCGAGGCTACGGATGGGTGCGGCCGCCACAGCAGTACGTGGGTCAGACCACGCCTCCTTTTCGTACGCCGCTTCCATGCGGGCGACATCTGGGTCTGTGGCACTCTGTGTTGCCTGAAACCTCAAGCGCAACAGTGTCCGCATCTCGAGGTCATCGACCAGGTCTACGTTGAAGAAGAAGCTCTTGTAGTAGACCACGGCCTTGTCGGATGCCCTGTATCCCTCACGCTGCAGCGCCCCCACAATCCAGTTGACCGGCGACCTGCTCAGCAGCATCTGCTCGATCAGCTCCTTGGCTTGAGGATGCTTGAGCAGGTTGAGCGCTGTGGTTACATGCTGGTTTGGCCAGAAGAAAGCGAACAGTCCTTTGGCCATCAGGAACCGGAAGGACGCCTTGTGTTGCTTGTTCTCCGGGTAAAAGGGAACGGGGGTAACAACATCTCGCCGAAGACGGGCGATGTAGAAGGCGCCGAGCGGGTCCAGGTGCTGAGCCCTGGCGATGTCCGCGATCTGTTTGTCGCTGCTACTCTCGTGCCTGACGATCAGGTACTTGAGGTAGAGTTCGGCCGGGCTACGTCTGACCACCGGCCAGACGTTGCCGCAAAGTCAAGGACTTGGCAACCACTAGGATGTGAAGGCCAAGACCTTCAGACCTTCAATGACCTGCTCGGTCGACTTGATTGCCTTCTCCAAGGCACCGACCGGCACCGCCGACATACCCAGGCGGGCGGACAGAAGCAGCTCACACATATGCCCCTGGGCTTCATCAATTTCTGGCAGATACGCCACGAAAGTTGACATGTTTTCGGGGTTGACGAACCCGAGCGAGAGGACCGTATCGACAGCGGTGGGGTCAGTCAGGAAGGCCGCCTCCTTGAAGAGGGGGCGCCGCAGGTCAGGGAAGTACCTGGACGCCGCCTTGACCCTGGCCTCGGCAACCTGGTCTTCAGCCAAGGTGATGGCCCTCCCCACCTTCACGTAGGTGAGGCCATCCCCCACCATGGACTGGCCGAGCTTCTCGATGGCGCAGTTGGGCTCCACGCCCAGGGCAGTCAAGAGGAACATGGCACCATCGACGTCGAGACCATGCTTGTGCTCAGACGCAACCTTATCCAAGGCCAGGCCGTCAAGCGCGAACAGGCCAGACCGGCTGCCCCGCACCGACACGGACTCGAGGTAGCGACCAACCGACGCCTCCTTATCGAAGTCGTCCTCACCACCGATGAGATCGACCGGATCGGTACTATCGAGCGGGCTCCAGCGCCAGTCCTGGGGGATCAGGAGCTTACCGTCCGGCGTCTGCATGATGACCTGGATGCCGGGCTGCTGCGATACCTCAACGGGGCGGCCGTCGAAGGTCTCGCCTACCATGTTGGTGGGCTCCCCCGGCATCGCCGTGGTGGCCTTGAAGGTCAGGGGGATCGTGGCCTTGATCTTCTCTCCGTCGGCCTTGAAGAAGAACCCGTGGCCCTTGGGTGAGCCAGTTGGCAGGTTCATCACTTTGCCCGCCGGGATACCTACGATGTCCGATTGGACGGCTGACACCGTACCGTTCGTGAACAACGAGATGGGCAGCTCCTTACCGTCGATGTCCAGCAGGTTCGAGAGCACGACACCAAGATGCTCATGCCCGTTACTGTCGTGTACCTTGTACAGCCCGGAGTGTGTGACAGACCCAGCCTTCGGTCCCTCTTCAGCTTCAGGCGTGATGGTATCGGCACCCTCCCCCATGGTGACGGCACCGTCGGTGTCGACGGCCAACGCCACCTTCTCACCGAACCGGGCGATAACATCAGACCGGTTGATCACCTCGTTGTAGGGCTTCCAGTACAGATGACTCGCAACCTTGATGGCGTAGGCTCCATCATCGAGACGACGAACCTGTGCGACCGTCGGCTGCACCAGATCGTCAAACATGCCAGCGACCTTCTCGACAGACCCAGCTGATGGGTCATGGTCGAGCAGCAGCTTGATCGACGGGTATGTCGCGGCCGCATTCTTGGAGAAGGCCGCGCTCATCCCCGGCTCCTGCAACGCATCGGTGAACTCGAGGTAAGCGTTGACCCCGATGGTCGGGAGAATCGCCTCGAGCACCGACGCCGTCTTCTTGGCGGCCGCGTACTTGTTGATGAACTCACCGAGGTTGCCGGGACGGAAGTCCACGGTCACGGAGTGCTTGCCGGGGCGCGCATGGGTGCGATCACCGGCCAGGTAGTCATCGATGGCGCCGGCATTCTTCTCGGTCAAGGCCTCGGTCTCGAGGTATCGCTCGAGGTCGGAGGTAGCTGACGACTGCTTACCGATCCCAGTCGACATCGCCATGCCACCGCCACCCATCCCGTAGTTCTGGCGGTAGGGCGGGTAGAGCTGACCGATCATCGATTGGTCGCCGGGGGTCCTGGCGGTCACGTCGAAGGCCTGGGGCCGGAAGATGGCCTGGCGGAGCCGTGTCTCAGTCAACGGAATGATCTTGGAGTCATCCGTGACCAACAGGTCCAGTGGCTGAAGCATCCCCTCCTTGATGACGATCGGAACCCTGACCGTCCTGATGCCCGCGGCCTGCAGCTGCTCAGGGGAGCTCCCGCCCGGTGCCTCGGTCTGGTTGGTGATGGCGATGTGGCCAAATCCGTAGCCCTTCTCGCCGTCGGCCCGGTCCATCTCGACGTGGGGCTCGAAGTCGGCGATGTACGGAATCTGCTTATGCAGCTCCTGCATGATCTCCATGGGCCACTTGTTCGGGTCCGGAGGAAGCCGCATTTCCACGGCGGTCTTCTCAAGATACTGGGCGGGCTCGAGGAACAGGGACTGGACCATGGTGTGAGTCTACCTTGCTAGTGGGTTGGAACGGCAGGCCTAGATTCCTAGAAACAGGAAGTCGAGACCAGCCGCGACACTCAGGTTGGGGCCTTTCGCCACAAACATGTAGCCAAAGGCCGTATCGCCAGGACCGATCGAATTGAGTCCGAATGTAACACCAGACGCAAACTTGGCTGCAACATCAGTGCCGAGCGTGGCCAGCGGCGCCGATGCCATCTCCAGCAGGATAAGGGGACCCGCCGAGACACTGGCCTGGATCTGTGCAGCCAGTTCAATCGCCGGAATCTTGATGGCCAACATAGCCTGGACCGCCAGGTCTAGAAGGCCGAGCTGAATCTGCAGCGATGCCGCCAGGTCGAGTGACGCCGCAATGCTGGCATCCAACGAGAACGAAATGCCCGGCATCGTAAAGCCCACGGCCAAGGCCGCTTGTATTGCGGCCTGAAGCGCAATCGATGCGTCCAATAGCAGTTGGAGACTGATGGTCGGCAGGGTCAGGCCAAGACTTGCATCCAATGCGAAGTCAAGCGACGCGCTTAGCTGAAGCTGCAGTGACGCTGACAATGGCCCGAGCGAGATGTTGAGGAATGCATCAAGCTCTGCACTCAACGGCAGCATCAATGCGGCGGCAGCACTGGCCGCGAAGTTGAGCTCCCCAAGGGTGCCGCCTGCTACTTCATTTACGGCTGACATCAGACCAACACGTTAGCTCGTCCGTTCAAGATGGCACCACCAGCACTGGCAGGTGCCGCTGGATTCAGTGCCGAGACCACAGGTGCTGGTCCCGTCGCAGTCATGGCGATCAACAGACCAGGCGGTATCTGCACAACAACAGAGCTGCCTACGAATGCGACGCCCTGGGTACCAGCTCCGATCTTCACGACCTTGCCGGTCAGTGTGAGCAGCGACCCACCATCCACGGTCACGTCCTGCTCGCCCTTCAGCACCAAGCTCTTCTTGGTCGAGATCGAGATATTATCGTCGGCCCGGACAATCAGTTTCTTCTTGGTGGCGAACACTATGGAACCAGCAGACCAGAGATACCCACCGCCAACACTATCGAAGGCGAACTGCATCTTGGCCGATGCCTGCGTCGTCCCAGTGTTGGCACCGGTATCGGCTTCGATATCTTCGGGCGAGATCACTACCTCATAGATGATGGGGTTGGCCTTGGCTCCGATCGCCTCTTTCGATACATCACTCTGGCCAACCTCATTCACCTTGATACCAACTGGGCTCTTGATGGTACCGACCGACACCCTGACCGTCGCGTTCTTCTCGGTAGCGTGAAGTCGAAACGTCTGTGTGTGCGTGGTCGGTGGAGTCGTCTCACTATCCGCGGTCGACACCGCCCAGCTGACTGCTCCGCCGGTGTTGTAGTGGTGGTAGTTCTGTGAGATGTCCGTGACGATGTTGTTGATGGGGATGTACAGCCGTTGGGCCAGCGCGGTTGATCCAATCTGAAGAACTCCGCCTCGGTGCAGGATACAGAAGTTGCCGTCCCGACCCTTCATGTAGATGTCACCGGGCTTCGGTCGAGGACGACCACCCGAGTAGGTTGATCCTGAGAACGCGATGGCTCGTCCTGCCGTAGCGTCCAACGCGGTGGCGGGGGTGGTGCCAAACGGTGCATCATCAGTACCAACATCACTGAGTGTGGTGGCTGGCATGATGAACCCGATGACGACCGGAGGAGGCCCATCACTGGGGATGGCGAGCAAGCACTTGGCCCCGAGCTCCGGGAACATGTAGACACCCTCACCGCTATTGGGGTGGCAGTAGGGAGTCATGACCTGGATGTTCAAGAAGAACCGACGGTCAAACTGCGTGCGAACATCAACGGTCCAGGTCGCCATGTTGATATCCACGATCTTGGCTTCGTGGATAAACGCGGCGGTCGCACCCTCCGGCTGAATCCAGGGGACTCGAAACGAGCCCCTGACCATGGGGTTGCCTTGCCCCCCAGTGCTTACGCCTTTTAACGACATGGTTTCTCAGTAAGAGTGGGTTGGCACATTCTTCAGATGTCCAAGCCCAGGTGTCAGCGCCTTGGCCGAGGTCATACCGAACTCTGCACCGTACGCGATACCAGGAACAGGGTGCGTGCCGTGGATGTGAGATACCCCCGCGGTTGCGGCGGCCTGCTGCAGAGTAGAGGTGAGCCGGTTATGCTGCAGCTTCGCCATCCAATCCTCATGAACGTCAAACGGAATCATGTCAACACCCTTCAGAATAGGGGTGTGCTCGATCGGCTTCCTGCCAGCCTTTATGAGCTCGGCGTTCATTGCCTGCACCTTCGATGCAGATTGGAACTCACCGTGCAGGATACCTTCTGCATCACCAGGGTCACTGATCTTGGTCAAGTTACCAATGGCCTTGACGATGGTCTCGACATGACCACGCCGTACGCCCTCTTTCTTGTAGAGACCGTGTAGCTCATCGACCAAGAAGTTCTGGACCTTCTCCATGCTCCTGGTTGCCTTGTACAGATCGTGAGGATTGATCACGGTGCGGTTGGGATCTGTAAACTGATGCCCAGGAGTAACGGACATCCCAACGACCGGAGGCTGCCAGGGCTTGTACCCGCTGAGCTCATCTGCTCTCGGCAGACTCTCATGTAGCAGTCGACCGTGACGGTCTTTGTTCACGTGGTACGCGGTCTCACCAACCCAGATGTTCGCACCAGTCGCATCCCTCTCAATCTTTTTGATGACACCAGACTGACGCGATAGCACTGCTGAGTTAGGAATCTTCTTCGCCAACTGGGTCAACTGCTCGATGCGGGTGAAGTCATCCGTGAGCGCCTGGCCACCAGTACTGACAACACCGCCGCTGTGAAACGCCTTCAAGCTCAGCTGAATAGAACGCTCACCCAATGACTGTGCGGCCAGCAAGCCCAAGTTGGTTCCTACATTATGAAGCTTACCTGTCGGAGAAACGCCGGCACACAGCTGACACAGACCGACATGATGCTCGCACTTCAGAGGACTACGAACCAGCAGGCTGGCACTCTTGTCTGCTTGTCGGATCTTGCCAATGACGTTCGGGTCTAGCGTGGTTCCGGCAGGGACGACCAACCCCTTGGCAGAGAAGTCACGAGCGAGGATTCGATCGTGTATATCGCTCGAGGTGGCAGGCAACGCGATACCATGGCTTGTTCCACAGTCGTGACCCGCCACAACCAGGTTAACGGCCGTCGACATCAGCTGCTTGGACAGGGCACCGGGCTCTCGAACCTCCTGAACCTTCATGACGGTACCGCGACGAGCTCCACTCATCTGGGTCCAGTAATCGGCGACACTCAGACCTTCGGAGTACGACTTCGTTATCGCATGCGGGATGGTACGACCAGAGGCATCGGTAACAAGGATCGGAGCCAACACCATCTGCTTGTACTGGTTCCAGCTCGGCTTCGTACCGGCCATCTGCATGATCGCCAGGTTAGACGGATCCCTATGCATCTTTACTTTGTGGGCAGCGTCTACGTCCTGTCCAGCTCGAAGCCAGATATCAATGAGCTTACGTTCGCGCTCACCAGATGAAATCCTAGCGTTATCCAGAGCGGCAACTTCTTGACGGGCTTTGTTGAAGATTGGATCTCGAGTCGACCTGTCCGGTGAGAAGTCATCAAGAGAGAGGGTGTGTGTGGTCGTCGGGATGAACTGAACGTTCTTGCTTTGATTCTCCTTGGCGATGATGGCGGTGGGGCCCTGGTGATTCGGGTGTCGAAGCTCAATCGCACCAAACGACATGCCAGTACCCAGGTCTTTGAGCTTGTTGGCGTGAACACCAAGCTCCGCCGCATGATCCTTGGCCAGTGTCGTAAAGAGACTGTTCAACCCCTTACCGTCGATTGGATCTGACCCCCTGATGATTCCGTCCTTCATGGCCGTGGGTAGTGCATCGGCCAAGAGCAACCGGCCAACGGTCGTCTTGGTACCGGCAATCGAGACAGGATCGTTCACATGCAACGACCTGGACTGGGTCGCTTTGATAGCCTCGGCTGGTGATCCGAAGGACCGTGCGGTGCCAGGCCTGTTGGTGCTGAGTTTGTACAGACCGAGTGCGCTCTCAAGCGTAGGCTGGTACATGACCTTGCCGGTCGCTTCGTTGAAGAGGTTGTTCGAGGGAAACATCTTCCTCGCTTCTTCAACAGCGTCACGCCCTATCGGAACGTACGCCGACATGGTGTCACCATCGAAGTCGGCGTTGAAGCCACCGGTTACGAGTGGGTGAATCTTGATAGACCGCCCCGCCACAAGCTTCGGCGTAAACGCCATGGCTGAGTGCTTGTGTAGCGCAGGGTCACGCTTGAGAATGACTGGGCGCTCCTGCATGACGAGCTCGAGAGCTCGGCGCACCGCCTTGTTATCATTCTTGATCAGCGACTGTGCCTCAAGTGCGTGCGCGGCCGCACCGGTCTGAATGAGCTTGTTGACCACGAATGGCTTGTACAAGGTCAGCGCCTTCTTCTCGGGAAGACCTACCTCATCGAGCGCCAGGGATGGCTCAGGAACGATCACAGATCGCATCGACAGGTCTTGCCGACGGTTCATCAAGACGCTCTGGAAGTACCCCTCCTTGACCCTGGTTCCATGGATCTGATGAAGGATTCCTTTCGGGTCGTCATCTCCGATCTTACCAATGCCTACGATGGCCCTCATACCGTCGTAGGCGTTTTCACGCAGATCACGCAGACGCTCTGGAGCCAGGTTCTTACGGAGCGCTGGGTCTCCAAGCTTCTCGTTGACCTGCGCGAACTGTGAGTACAACCCATTGATGTCGGCCCACTTGATCTTGCCGTTCGGTAGGACAGGTGCTGGGCGCATTATGGGGGGCATGATCGGAAGGTTGTGTAGGACGTAGGCGTCCTGCGCCTTCATGCCGAGCTGGTCTAGAGCTCTCAGGTACTTGACCTTCTTGACCATGTGGTTCACAGCAACGGCCTCTACGCCCTTGTTGTTGACCAACGCCTTCAGCTGCTTGGTGCTAGCCGCCAGGTCCTTCTGAACATCGATCTGACTAAGCATGTGGTTGATGGCCGGGCCACCAGTCAGGGAACCTGCGGTACCCAGCGTGACCACACGACCGGTGGTGGTGAGCCCACTGTGTCCGGTGACAACAGCCTCGTAGTCCTTCTCTTTGAGCCCAGTCAGGCTGGTGATCGCGTGCTCATAGATAGGGTTGGGAATCGGCTCTGCAAGCTTGATGTGCGACCACTTCCGCCCACCGTGCCCACCCGTAAGAGTCGAATCAAAGAGACCACCGGGGCGTGGCTTGAGCTCACCGTTCTTGTCCATCTTGGACTCGAGCAGGTCCATGGGCTTCGGAAGAGCTCCACTGGACATCGACAAGATCTGCCGATTCGTCAACGGGCTGAGCTGGAACGTATGTCCGTTCTTCTCGATGTTGATTCCAGCTCCCTTGAGCATGTCCTCGAACCGCTGGAACGAGTACGTCTTCTTGGGCGCAGGTATGGGTGTGCCGTTCTGAATGGCGTTCCACACATCCTTGTGCTGTGACGCCCACCGCTTACCCTCGTTGGGCTGCGGGTCAATACCCTCGCTCTTCCAGGTCTGCATCTCCCGGATGTTGGCCTTGGCACCATGAGCCAGCAGAGCGTTCTGCGTGAACGGGTCGATGCTCTGACCTGCGGTCTTGCCTCCCTGCGATGGGATGAGGTTGGAGTCGTAACGCTCCATCTCTCCGCCGCCACCTATCATGCCGGAACGAGCCGCGATCTTCTTGTCGACCTGATGCGTCAGCTTCAGCATGTACTGGTAGCCAACCAACGTCTTGCCAAGCGCCACACCAGTGACCGGGTCATGGAGGTCTTCGGTGTCACTGATTCCATGCCGACCGAGTTCGTGCTTGACCGTAGCGACTGCATCCTTGTTGTCGAAGTTATCGACGATGTAGGGCTTCCCGGTCTTCTCAGCGATCTTGGCTGCAGCGGTCTCCAAGATCTGACCGATGTTGACACGACCAGGAACGCCAAGCGGGTTGAGCGCGACCTCAATGGGCTTGTTGTCCTTGGTCTTGGGCATCTCATGATCTGGAAGGATCAACGAGACGATGCCCTTGTTACCGTGTCGTCCCGTGATCTTGTCGCCGACCTGCATGGGCTCGATCGTACGGACGTGGACACTTTGGTTACCCCACTTGTCCTTGACGACAGCCACAACCTCACCCGAGTGGTCTGATTCCCACTTGACGCTATTGTCCGTGTGGATACCGGAGAGGCTTCTACGTGCCGCACCAATACCCATACGGTCCTGTAGCTTGTACGGACGCATCGCCAAGATGAGTGGATCACCAGGCTCTACGCGTGTCCCTACCCTAACGAGACCATCTGCCCCCAGTTTGCTGTATTGATCGCGGCTGTACACCGTAGGGTGCTGAACTTGGAATGACTTGGTATTCAACACCGTCTTGTCATCCGTCATGGTCGACGGCTTATGCAGATGCATGCTCGACAGCTTCTTGGCAGCAGTCTCGCTGATGACAACACCATCCTCGAAGTTGTACCCCCTGAACGGTACATAGCCGACGCGAAGGTTACGGCCCAGCGCAAGGGCACCATCCTTCATGAAGTTGGTATCGGCAACGTTCTGACCCGCCGTGATCTTGTCACCGACATTAACGGTTGGTGTCGAGTGCAGCACCGCCTTCACATCATTGAGCGGGAAGTTATCGTACAGGTGCACACTGTGAACCTTGCCGGACGCCTCTTTGATATCCACTCTCTTGGACGTGACCTTGACCACAGAACCGGCAACCAACGACGGGTGCCCCGACTGCTTGCCAAGTAGCTCTTCAAAAGTACGACTACCTGGTTTGTCCGACCCGGTACCAACCTGAACAAAAGGCGCTTCTCTATCCTGTAGCGATACCGCCTGTGAGATGTGCCCCGACGCATAGGTTGCTCTGTTGCCGGAGTTACTACTGAGGAATGGGATCAGGTTAGACGCAGCGCTGAACAGCATCGATGGGTGACGCAGCACGTACTGAGCGGACCCAAAGGAGCCGGTCTCGACCTTGTTATCAGCCCCAGTCAACTGTACAGACCTACCAATGGGGGTTGGCACCCCGTTCTTCCAGGTAACTTGATCGGGCATCACTACCCTGGCGGCCAGCACCTCCTCAGAAGAAAGCAAGTCAGTCTTGCCTGTCTTGATGTTGTACATCTGGATCTTGGCGACGTTGCCTATCTTCTGCACACCGAGCGGTAGATGGAGAACGACACCACTCTTCTCAGACTCAGGCGTGTGGATGGGATCGATGAACCCGAGATGGCTCGGATTGATGAACTTCACCTCATCGTTGATCTGCTCGTTCTTCTTGATACCACCGTCACCCGTCACTGTTGTCTGCCTGGCGTTGGACAGCATCTCGACAGGATTGATCTGACTCGGTGTAGAAGACAGACTGTTCTTCGTGAACGTGTCCCTGATGGGGGCGTTGAACATGTCGAACTTAACGACATCTCGAACACCTTCAGCGAAGTTGATCTTCCTGGCGAACTTGTTCTTGATGTCTCGCTTGGTCGTCCAGTGGGTCAACTTCGCATGCATGAAGTCGGCGGTCGACCGTAGGTCTTTGAACTTCAAAGAGTCACGATCATCCTCGGGAGCTCCACCATGCACCTTCAGCATCTTGTGGGTAGCGGCGGTCAAGGCCTCGCCACTAACAAAGCTGAATGGCTTGCCCAGAGTTACCTGAGACGCATCAGGTCGCAGCCCTGACTTGGTAAGGGTGTCTACAAGGTAGGCGTGTGCGGTGGCTGAGTCTGCGGGCGGAGTCTTCTTGTCTGCTCGGTAGAACTTATCGACAGCAGATCCCACACCACGCGCCTGCTTGTTGGCGTTGAATATCTCTTTGCCCCAGGTCTTCTCTAACGTCGTGTCATCGACACCCATCGCCTTGATGATCGGGTACGCCGGGATGGCCTTGCTAGTACTCCGAGTCATCAGGAACTGCTTCGTGTCGGGGTCGAACGTTATCTTGAACGGTGCCTTGCCTGCGATGTTGAACTGGGTCTCGAGCTTGCCGGTCTGCTGACGGCGGACGTAGGCGCCGGGCTTCAACTGCCACTGGTTGGCAATCTGGTATTCCTGACCGTCCAGGATGAAGCTGTGTCGGCGAGTTGGCTTCGGGATCTCGGCGACCCGCATGGTTTTTGCGTCGATGACTTTTCCGGTAGCGTTGTCGACGAGTCGCATCTTGGCAAACACTGGAGCGGTCCAGGAGCTGCCCTCCATCTTGGCCTTCTTCTGGCTCTCGATGTCATCGGCGGCGGCATCCTCATCCCGAACTTCCAGCCCATCCAGCAGCAGCGTCTTCATCTTTCCTTGCACGGGAAAGTGCTCGGAGATGCCAGCAAGAGCTCGTTCTTGAAGGTCTTTGTAAACGTCCGTGTGCCTGATGTGCGCCATCGTCAGCCATTCTAGCCCAAAGGCTCGACGGTACGCGAGTCGAGATTACGGGATAAGAGTTTCAGAGGAGACTACATGGCTGACCCCAACAAAAGATACGAAGATTCTGGGGACGTATTCGCGTCCGAGCTCCAAGAGCTTTACGAACCTCCGGCACCCGAGCCCGAAGATAACAAAGGAGAAGAGTGATGTTTCTTCAGTCGTTCCTGATCGGAGGCGCCATCGGCCTCTGCAACGGAATCTTGCTCTGGCTCGGAGAGAACCAAGCCCGTGATAGTAAACCCGTACAGTGAGTACGTGCCCGTAATCCCAGGGACCAGAATGCTGGCCACGGATTACGGGCTGACGGGAGCAGAGATCGTAGACATCACCAACGACCAGCGCACCTGGACCGCTGTGGGTTTCTACGCCCCTGTCCCTGAACGATGTCTCGGGGGCATTCGAATCAAGCTGCTCGACCAGAAGGGGTTCACTACCTTCTGTAACCAGCGTGACTTCGAGATCTTGCTCGGTATCGCCAAACCGGGTGACTTCTGCAAGTGGACGGGGAAGCCGTACCCACACCCCCATGACGATGATGACTGGTTCGGCCTCTGCATGGACCTAGTGGACCTGCAGGATGACCTGTTCGAACGTGAGCTCGCTCTGAGAGCCGAGACTGCGGCGTTGCCAGAATCGTCCGAGATACTTCGGCGCATTCACCCAAACACAACACGTGATGGCGAGGACTATTGGATACTCCTTCGTGATCACGACATGATGACAGGGGTCGGTCCAGACACCCGCATCGAAACGCTATACGACCGATGGTCCTGTGTATCGCGGGACTGGTTGGATTGGATGAGAGTATGAGGGAACAGACAGACGAGGACGACGAGTTGTTCAGAACCATCATGAAGACCGAGCATAACTGCTCGGCCTGTGATGACCCGCTCTGCTACACCGATGAGGTCGTGGTGATAAAGGTGGTGGCGCCATCTTTCGAGAATGGCCTCTTCACCTATGCAGACGCCGAGGCCGATGATGGCGACTTCCTGTATGAACCCAGGTTTGCAGACTACGGGTGCTGGGAAGATGCAGCCAATGAGGTGGGTGAGCTGGTGGAAGACTTGCCCCCCATAGAAGATCCAGCTGCCGTGCTGCTGTGCAAACTCTGCAGCAGTGGCATCTTACTTGGGGAGCTCATGGGGCTGGTGACGATGGGTGAACTTCACTGTTCTCAGCGTTCTCCAGATATCGCTTCAACTACTATATTCGAAGCGCAAGACCCTGACCCAGTAACAATCTGCATAGTCTGCCTGCGCAAACTGTCTGACGAGTTCCTAGATCTATGGGACTCGGTCGGTCAGGGGGACGAGTGTGAAGAGGGCGCCACGATTCGATGCTGGAGACTCAGTTGTCCTGGAGCAGCCGCCTGTCTGCTGAAGTGCTCATGACGAAGATCAAAATGTCAGAGCACGCTTTGAAGCGACTCCGTGAGAGATGGCCGTCGGCGAACTCGCTGGATGACCGGTTCCTCACAGAGTTGCTTCTTAGCCAAATAGAACAGGCAGACGTAGTGAACGATGCATATGACACGGCAGGTGGTCGGTACTATCCAATCAGTCTGCAGGGTGAAGATGGGTATGCCGTCGTCAAAGACGGAGCTGTAAAAACTGTAATGCCAACCCGATACTGTCAAGAAGTGGATGAGGTAAGAAATGGCCGCAAAGAAACTTGAAGTCAAACGCGCGACTGTGGAACGGCACTTTGTCGATCTGACAACCCTGGTGATATCGACACCCCAGGACAACCCGGCGGACCCGAAGTGCCGCTGGGGATTGCCTACGGTGTTCTGGGGAGGATCTGGGATCGGCAAGTCCGATCAGATCCGACAGGCTGGAGCTCGAGCTGGCCTGCACGTTGAAGTACTGATGCCGGGCCAGCAGCAGCCTGAGAACTTCTCAGGTGTCCTGATCCCCAACCCCAGTAGCCCCGAGGGCGTCACCATCCAGTGCCTGCTGCCGGCGGTCCGGCGACTGAACCGTCTGGGCAAGGGTATCCTGTTCGTCGATGAAGCGGCCAACGCTCCACCGGCCGTTCAGGGTGCGATGCTCGGCATGCTGCTGGACCGGATCGTGGGGGAGACCGATATGGCCCCTTTGATTCGTATCCTGCTGGCATCGAACCCGCCGGAACTTGCAGCCGGTGGATTCGGCTTCGAGCCACCCACCGCCAACCGCATGGCCCACTGCTTCCTCGGAGCGCCCAGCTGGGAGGCGTGGAACCGGTGGTTCA